GTGAATCGAAACGCGCATTCGGAGAGTTGTAGTGTGCATTAATTCGCACAATCAACGGAATACCGGCTGCTGTAAAATCACTGTTGGCGTCGTCATCGACGATACCCATAATTTTCAGTGGCAGTGTAGCCGTAGTTGCGATTGTAGACACACCCAACGCTGAGTTTGAGCGTCCGGTATCCGTGCTGCCGGTCCGTGCTGACGTCCCAAGGCTAGCGTTAGCAAAGACTGCGGTCAGAGCGGTTGCTCTAGATGTAATCGTTGCATCAGTCGCTACTTGGAAAGTTTGCATTGGATTATCTGCAACGAGTGCTTTGACAGGAAAATTCGTGTCAACGCTTACGCTGTTAGATCCGGGCCAATAGTTGTTGAAAATGGGCTTTTTCGATACAGAATCTACATATTCAACACCCATCAACACACCAAGCGCCGCCGTTGTACCACCGTCAGTGGCACCAGCTTGATCGATCACGCCAGCAGCCGTAGGTACTACGATGCTGAACTGAAAGATAGCGTTTGTGTTGTTGCTTGCAATCTCATACTGAGTAATGCCGGTTGAATTAGCAGAAGCTCCTACCAATCCGATAGGTCGAAGCCCGTAAGCGGTTTCTTGATTTGCCATGTTTTGCTCCTAAAAGCTTACTTACGAGGACCACCAAAAGTTACACGGGATTGACGTTCTGGTTTGTCAATCACCATAGTTGAGTGTGCATTCTCGCGAAGAACGTCCGTTTCAATGGCTTCAATTTGATCTGCATTCTTTCTTTCAAAATATTCAGTTCGTTCTGCAACCGTTTCCAACGGGATTCTTGCCAGAAGCAACCCGCCAACACCAAACACGCCTTCATATTTCCCTGATTCAATAGTAGGTGCCTCAAAATCCGGGTATTCATCGCGTCGAACAAGCTCATAGCCTTCTCGCATACGAGAAGAAATATTCGTCCTGTCCTCAAATCCACGTACTTCCGCACGTATCCAACGATGGTGGAACCCTTCTGGCGCAGGGGGCGCATCTAGTTTAGACGGTGGACTCCACGGTTTTCTTTTTACCTGTGTAGCCCGTGATGATTTAGCGCGGGAAGTTCTCTTGATAGCATCAATTTCATCTTGTTGATTATCCGTCATTGTCCTTCCTTCACGTATTTCGCGTACTCTTCGAGTGGCACTCCCAATCTTTTGGCAATCGTTACTTGGCTCGGGGAGAGACGAACCTTTTTGCCGCGTCCTGATGAAGACTTGCCACGGGATACACCCGCTACAGACTGACCAGAACGATTATTTCGCGACACTTCCACCGATCCGTCTGGGAATCTATGCGGGAAAGCATCTTTCATTCGTGAATCTAGCGCATCATAGTAATCATTACTAGAGGGGTCAAACCCTTCTTCCTGCACTAATTTCTTGTGTAATCCAAACGCCGCAAACGTCATTGCGTCGTCTGTACCAAACCATTCGTTTTTTGAAGCCCAATCCTCTGCCTTGGGGTCTGGAGCAGCTTGAGTGGGAGCCGGAACGTATTGTTGCTGCTCTTCTTGCTGTTGCACATATGCCTGATGCTGCGCAGCTTGAGCTTGGCGTTGCGCTTTGGCTTGCGCGTGCTTGTCCGCAGCGATGCTTAGTTGAGCAATTCGCTCTTGCGCCGACATTTGGCGATCTACATCACCTGTTTCAATTGCGCTTTTAAGCTCTTCTTTTGCCCTAGTTTGCTCAGAAACAACACGATGACCGTATTCTGCCAGATAATTATGATCCAAATTCTGAAGTCGTTGCTTTACGTTCGTGTTTTCACTTTGCACCGTTTGTGCGTAACGGAGTGCTTCTTCTCTTTCGCGCTCCGCCTCTTTTGCACGCTTGGTAAGCTGGTTTATGCGTTTTTGAACACTTTGACTGTACTTTTCATGTTCGTCATCGTCTTCAACCTGCGCGACCTGTTCTTCCGTCGCCTCCGCCTGCGCAGGCGCTTCGATCTCTACTTCTTGCGCTTCTTCATCAAAATCTAAATCCACTTGGCCGTCATCGGCCTCATGGGCAGCTTTTCCTTCACTCATCTGCATGTCCCTCAGTTATGGTGTAAATCATCAGGGTCAAGAATTGTGGCTAGAATCTCATCATCATTAAGAATTCTAACCTCGCTGCCGAACCTAGCAGCGTCTTCATCATTCAAACGAAACCGTGAGCCAGCGTAGCGAGCAAAAATTACCCACTGCTTCTCTTGGCACCACGCCCCGTTTGGAAATCTTTTTCCGTCATATGCATCAGGACCTAGACGAAGCACCAACCCTACGTTTGTTTGGATTGCATCTTCTTCTAATGTCTTGGTGTTAAGAATAATACCGCCTTTACTACGCGTTCTGCCTTTGAAAGGCAGCAGTAGTACGCGCCAACCAGTAGGCTGGGGTAATCTGTCTATGATTGCGGCGTCTATAAGGGTAGGATCAAGTACGCGCTCCTCTTCAGGAACGTATGCTTTGGAAATATCCAAAGGCTTTGTCGCATCAGTCATCAAATGATTCCTGTCTGTCTAGCATTTCAGAAAGTTCTACAAGCATGTAATCGCAAGAGCGAATCTCGCCCATACACTCTCTGTAATGTTCCATATCTTTTATCCCGCCTTCCGACAAAATCGCCGTAATTTGGGCCTTGCGATCTAGCAGCGTCTTGCGGACAAACTGCACAATATCGATACCGTCCAATCAAGTATCCTCAATGTCTGACGATATCGGATATTCTCGCTTCTTTATCGCAAGAAATCAAACGCCCTATGCACTTGTGAAGCGTGATCCCCGCTCTGCTGCACCCATGCCACGCTTCTTGCCGGTGGTGACCTTCGCAAACATCGTATCCGGAGTTGGCTCTTCGATGGTTTGTGCGTAAGGAATGCTGCCTTGTCCTTGTATTTCGGCTTTGCCTACAGGCTTTGGCGGCTCTTTCATTGGCCCACCCATGATTTTTACTCTGCTCATACATCACCTCGTTGTTGTTTCAATAGTTCACGCTGCATACCTGCGTCGATGCGAGCAGCGGTTTGGTTTTCTTGGCTTTGCAAGCGTTGTTGGAACTGTGCTTCGCGCTGCGCTAGTTTTTCTCTTTCAAACTGTAGCTCTTGCTGCTCCATCGCCATGTCGTTCTGCTCTTGCTGAGACTTCAATTGCAGTTCTTGCTGCTTGAGTTGTATCAAAGGATCTGGGCCTTGTGGCTGACCGGCCTGCTGGATTTGTTTTCCTAGATCAACCAACTGCTGAGTGCCCTGCGCCACAAACTGAGCGACCATCATCTGGTACGGCTGATTCGTTGCGGGATCTGTCAACGTCACATTTGGATTCTGCTGCATAATTTTTGTATCGATAGCTGCACATTCGGCATCTGAGAGGCCATACCGCCCGTCACAAACAACAAATGTGATTGCATGTGTGCGGCGTGGTCTTGACCTTTGAAAGCCTGTAGAGCCGTGTTTTCGAGCGTATCGATGTTTTCTTGCGCAGGGTCTTTTGGACCAATTTCATTTGGCGTATCCGCCCGCAAAATCATGTCTGAGTTTTTTACGCCCAACGCATCGTACACCCGGCGGTATACTTCTGGGATGTTGTGAATGTCCGGAGCCTGCATGGCCATCTGTAGCTCAGTCTGAGCCAAAGCAATGCGTTGGCTTTGAGAAAAGATATTCGGGTCTGAAACCGGTAGTACGTCTACCCTTTTATCAAAATCTTCTGCTTTGACTGTCGATTCAGCCCCCGGCACCTCATACGGGTAAACAGGCGGCAAACTCTCTTTCATTACGCGTGCCAAGATCTTGAACTCAATCTTCATCGCGTAGTGTAGTCGCTTATGCACGGCGCTCATCACGCGAGTGCCCTGTTCTATCATAGCAATAGTCGTGCCGACAGCCGCGTTGGGATTAGCGTCGCCCACTTTCATGTCAGTAATCGTCGCGAATCGTTGCCCTGCGTCAACCACAAAGCCCAGAAGCTGGAAAAGCGTGCCGTCTGGCCCTTTGAACGGCAGTGGCATCAAACTGTCTCTGATCGTCCCTCCGGGCGCATCAACGTCTCTAAATTCACCGGGCTGTAAAGGTGAATCGTCGTCCCTGATCCGCAGGCCGCGTGCCTTGAAGCCCGCAGGTAAGTTAGAAAGCGTTCCTGCATCGATTAATTGCCGCAGTGCAGCAGTCGCGGTGCGCGATAAACCACCTATGGTATGAATCAAACCAAGGCCGTAGAAGCCAAATCCCGGCAAAAACTTGTAATGCACAAAGTATTGGATCTTGTTCGTGAGAGGGTCTTTTTCCTCATAGTTACGACGGATCGACAATACTTTGCTGTTTTCTTCGCTGATCGTGACGATATAAGGCACTTTGATCC